AGCGTAGGCAATCGTTTTGCGATTATCAGGCAATGCTGCCTGAAAGTCGGGGTGCAGTTGGGAAAGCAAGTATCGGCGATGTCCGCCTGATGTGTAGGTTGGTTGAATTTTACCTGATTGTTCCCAACGGCGTAGGGTAATAATGGATACGCCAAGCATTTCTGCTGCTTGGCTAATGGTTAATAATCTACTCATTTTGAGTATTTTAGATTAGATTTGTATAGATTTCAAGATTGCTGTTTAAAACCCCATTCTGTGCCATCTAGCTGTTGCCATGCTTGTAGAAAATCGTTCCATTCTGGTTGGCAAGTGGTAATCATGGCTTGCCCTGTTTGTTCGTTTTGGGCAACGTACCACGTTTTTTGTATGGGGTTAAAGTTGCTGGGTAGTTTCAACATGGCTTGTTGGTTGTGATAAATCACTTCGGCTAATTGCATCATTTTTCTGCTCCTATTTGTCTTCTACTTTCCATGACACGACACGCGCCAAAATGCTTACTTTGTCGCGGTCTATGTTTTCAAAATTGCGAAAACTGGCGTTGTCGGCAAGCAGGTCTATTTTGTTTTCGGGCTGCCTAAAACATCGGCGAAAACCGCGCCAATCGGCGTATTCTATCCAATAGATTTTGCCGTCTAGCCAATCGCCTTGCTCGTCTAGCCACAGTTGGCTACCTTGCGGTATGAGCGGCATAAAGCTGTTGTCGGGCATGGTTATGGTGTGCAGGCTGCTTGGTGCGGTTGCGCTGGGCGTGTTGGGGGCATAATGGTTGTTGATTTGTGCGCCTACCACGTTATTTTGTGAACCTGAATTATTGAGCGCGTGAATAATTGGTGCATTTCGGTATTTTTCGCCCGAGCCATCGGCAAGCCAGCGTGTTGAAAAGTTAGTTTTTTTCTCAAATGCAAGCAGGGGTTTTTTGCCTAGTCCTGTATCTCCTTTGAACCATTGATTAACCAGTCCTTTGGATACGCCTGCAAATGAGGCTAAATCTTGCTGGGTTCTTAAATCGTATTCTTTCATTAAAAATTCTAAACGCTCTTGCAGTGTCATTTTTATTCTCCTTGCGCGGCTGTTTAAAATTCTAAACTATTTTTAATTTAGATTGCTTGACTTTAATCATTTAGCATTCTATGCTTTATTTATTTTTCTAAACGTGAGTAAACGTATGGATAACTTTAATACTCGTTTTATCAACCAATTAGGCGGTGTAAAAAAGGTCGCTGAAATTTGTGGTGTAACCAAAGGCGCGGTGTCCCAATGGAAAAAAAATCGTATTCCATTGGGACACCTGAATTTTCTTAAAACCAAATTCTCAAAAGAATATCACCAAGTAAAGAAATGTAGCGATGACTAATCTAGCAATTTTGGATAAACCAATCCGCGAATTTGAGGGCTTGTATTGTTTGAATGATTTGCAAGGCTAGGCGATTTGAAAATCGTACCGATTGATGAGTAAAAAAACGCCCTGAATGCACAAGGCAAACAGGGCAAGTGAGTTATGTTTAAGAAAGGCAATTATGCAACCGATTAACCAAAGAAAAAGCCCACGTGGCAACGTGGGCAAATCTCAAACATTATATATATCAAAAAAGGTAGTTGAATTATGACTGAACTTTTTACCCTTGTCAATCGCCCCGTAGCTGGGCAAACCGTGCGGACGGTTAATGCGCGTGAGCTGCATGCGTTTTTGGGCAACAAAATGCACTTTGCCGATTGGATTAAAAAACGCATCGCCGATTATGGCTTTGTGGAGAACGTGGATTATGTCCGTGTGGAACTGGCGGCAGGTTTGGCGATGGTGCAAACAGGCGGCAATTTTGCCGATATTTTGCACTCGCAAAAAAATGAAACCCAAGAAACAAGCACTTGCGATTTTGGACAACGTGGGCGCATTGAATACGCCCTTTCGCTAGACATGGCAAAAGAACTCTCCATGGTGGAACGCAACGCAAAAGGCAAACAAGCGCGCCAATATTTCATTGAGTGCGAAAAACAACTTTCAGGCAGCCTGAAACCCACCTTGCCACAAAACTACAAAGAAGCCTTGCTGGACTTGGTGGCGCAAGTAGAAGCTAACGAAAAGCTGCAACAACAAATCACTGCCAACGCGCCAAAAGTAGCGTTTGCCGATGCAGTAGGCAATAGCGATGATGTGATTTTAATCCGCGATTTAGCCAAATTGCTGAAACAAAACGGCGTAGAGATAGGCGAGCGTAGATTGTTTGTTTGGTTGCGCGAAAACGGCTATTTAACGCTGGATAACAAAGCCACACAACGCAGTATGAATTTAGGCGTGTTTCGCATGACACAAAGCATGATTAGCACGTCACAAGGTAACCAACTACGCCTGACGACCAAAGTAACAGGCAAAGGGCAACAATATTTTTTAAATCGGTTTAAAACAGGAAAGGCAGCCTGAAAAATGAACAACCCAAACCCAGCATATTACTCAATTTTAACGGCTGATGTTCGCTATTCAAAAGAGCTGTCAGATTTTGAGAAACTCTTGTTTTCAGAAATTTCAGCTTTAACTCAAAAAGACGGTTATTGCACAGCAAGTAATGCGTGGCTAGCTAGTTTGTATGGAAAAACGAAAGAAACGATAAGCCGTTGTATTTCAAAATTAAAAAAACTTGGTTTTATTGAAGTTGTTGAAGTCCGAAATGATAAAAAAGAAGTGATTTTGCGTAAAGTGTACCTATTGACAAAAACATCAACAGGTATTGACGAAAATGCTGAAACCCTATTGACAAAAACATCAATAGGTATTGACGAAAATGTCGAAACCCTATTGACAAAAACATCAATACCTATTGATAAAAATGTCAAAGAGAATAATACAAGAATAAACAATACAAGTATTAAGCGCGATGCTTCAAAAACACACGAAACCGACTTGCAAATTTTGCAAGACATGGGCGTGGAGAAACAGCTTGCGCAAGACTGGTTGCAAACGCGCAAAGACAAACGCGCTGGCAGCTTAACGCCGACCGTTGTCGCAGCTTTGCAACGCGAAGCTGCCAAAGCTGGATTAACCGTACCGCAAGCGGTGCAAGTGGCAGCCGAGCGTAACTGGGCGCGGTTTGTGGCAAGTTATCTGCAAAACGAACAACAAGGGTTTTCAGGCAGCCAGAAACCGCAAGGCAACCGTATCACACGAACACACAAACACGGCGAAGAAGCTAAAAGCGGTTTAGCGCGTGATGTTTTGAAAGGGATTTTGTGATGAGAAGCACAAGTGAAGTATTGGGCGAGATAAGTTTATTCAAATCCATTTCGCAAACGCAGAAAACTTGCGGCATTCACGGCATTGAATATCTTGAAATCGTTTATCCACGCTACAAAACCATTTGTCCTGAATGTCGCAAGGACAAAGAGCGTGAGCGCGAAATGGCAGAAAAAGCCGCTGCTGAAACGGTGCAAAAACAAGCGCATATGGCGAGAATTGATGAGCGCATGGGTTATTCACGCATTCCGCCGCGCTATCAGCACAAAACGGTCAAAGCCTACCAAGTGGATGCGTCAAATACGCAGCAAATCCGCAATGTAGAAGCAGTAAAAGACTATGCCTACGAATTCACACGAGGCACGCATTCTGGGCGAAATTTAGCGATGTTGGGCAATGCTGGTACAGGTAAAACCCATTTAGCTTGCGCGATTGGTAATCACGTTATCCGCAACTGCGGCGGACAAGCACGATTTAGCAGCGTAGCCGAAATCAACCGTTTGGTACGCGAGGCGAAGAGTTACAGCAGCACGGTTAGCGAAAGCGAAGTGATTGAAGCATTTAGCGCGTATGACCTGCTGATTATTGACGAAGTAGGCGTACAGAGTGGCACAGAAGCCGAAAGCCGTGCTTTGTTTGATGTGTTTAACGAGCGTTATCAAAACCTGAAACCTACGATTTTGATTTCCAACTTGGACGCTGCAGATTTTGTAGCAGCTGTTGGCAACCGCATTGCCGACCGCATCAAAGAAGATGGCGGAGAATTTCTATTTTTTAACTGGGAAAGTGCGCGATGAAGCAGCCTGAAAGGTACACCATGACCACCGACCACAACATCGTCCTACTGGACACTTGGATAGAGAAAGCAAAAGCCGCCCGTCTAGATGCTAGCGAACGTGCCGATTTGAAAGCATTTGAAGCTGCAGAAAAAGACATCAGCAACTACGAAGCGATGAAAAGCAATTATCTAGTCAAATTACAAAACGCGGAGTGAAAAATGATACTTCTCCCCTACCCTATTTCCACTAACCGCTATTGGCGTACTTTTCGCGGCATGACCGTTGTCAGCAAAGAAGCCAAAGCCTACAAGGAGCAAGTGGCACAAATCGCACAGCTTTCAGGCTGCATCAAGCACAACGGCGACGTTAGCATAGACATCACGCTTTATCCCAAACGCAATAAAGACGGCAGCCCTAATGCGAAAGTGATGGATTTAGACAATTGCCTGAAAGTGGTTTTGGACGCGTTGCAAGGCGTAGCGTATGACAACGACAAACAGATTAAGCGCATCAACGCGCGATATGGACAAGAGCCAAAAGATGGCGGCGCGGTGTTCGTGGTGATAGAAGCGTTTCAGGCAGTCTGAAAAATCTTGCCTAAACCGCCTAAAAAACACGATTAAGGCGCAAGACAGTAATCAAACAATGTGATAGGAGCAAAAAATGTCCATTATCGCCAGTATAGAGCGCCGAGCTGACGGCTTATTTCAGCCAGCTACCGTTCTATTAAACTTATACAAATCTATTCAAATATACTCAAACATATACATTTAAAGATTTGATGTTAATTTCCTGCTTCCTAGCGGCTGGTTTCACTTATCAAGAAGATGACAAGCCAGAGCCTTCCGCTCCACAAGCTGACACGGTGGAACTCACCGCGTATTGATTTTTACAACTGTTTAAACGCGTAATCACGCAAATTTTTTGCAGCATTAACATCGCGGTCATGCTGCGTTTGGCATCGAGGACATTGCCAACTTCTTACCGATAAAGGCATTTTTTCCATTTTGTAACCGCAACATGAACACAATTTACTGCTCGCAAACCAACGGTCTGCCACAACCAAAGTGCCGCCAAATTGCGCTACTTTGTATTGCAACTGCCGTTTAAATTCAAAAAAGCCCATATCCGCCACGCTTCGCGCCAAATGACGATTTTTCATCATGCCTTTCACATTCAAATCTTCAATGGCAATAACTTGATGATTTTTCGCTAATTGAGTCGTCAATTTATGTAGGCAATCTTGGCGAATATTTTTGATTTTAGCGTGAAGTCTAGCCAATTTGTGTTTGGCTTTTTCGCGGTTTTTGCTGCCTTTGATTTTTCGGCTCAAGCTACGGCTTAAGCGTTTTAATCGGTTTAACAGGGCTTTATGTGATTTTTCGCCTGTGATGATTTCGCCATTGGATAAAGTTGCCAACGTAGAAACGCCCAAATCCACACCGATTGCGCTTTGGTTTTCAGCTTGTTTCGGTTGAATTTCAGTTTCTATGGTAATGCTCACAAACCATTTATCGGCAATGCGTGAAATTGTCGCAGACATGATTTTGCCCGAGAAACGTACGTTTTCAGTCATGCGAACCCAGCCCAAATTAGGAATTTTGATTTTATTATCAATGATTTTAAATTGGTCGTTGGAAAGATAAAAACTGTCGTGATGACCTTTTTTGCGAAATTGTGGATATTTTGCCCGACCAGCCCAAAAGTTTTTGAATGCTTTGCCTAAATCCTTAATGGCTTGTTGTGGTGCACATTTGGTTACTTCTAGCATAAACGGAAATTTCTCGCGCTTAATCGCGTTTAGCTGACGGCGCAACGACATTTCAGTTGGTTTGGGATTATCGGGATTTTCTTTATGTGCTTGATATTGTTGCTGCCAGTTATCCAATGCCCAGTTATACGCTAAACGCGCCACACCGCAGGCTTTAGCGAAATAAGTACGCTGCCTGTTGTTGGGTTTTAGGGCAATTTTGTGGGCAATCAGCATGGTTTAATGGTTTTCTTGTTCGGTTTGTTCAACGGCTTTTTTGACATTCTCTAACAATTTTTGATTTTTGCGAGAACGTGAGCCGTACAATCTAACAGAAAATACGGTAATAATTTCAAGCACATCTTTGGCTAAATCTTCTTCAAAAGAAGTGTCCTCGCCCTGATTGATGATGACGATTTCAACTTGCTTGATTTCGCAAATGGAAAAAACCAATTCTGCACCAAAACGCAGTAATCGGTCTTTGTGGGTCAAAACCAAACGTCCGATGTTTCCGTCAATAATTTGGTTTAAAAGACGTTTTAATCCTTTTTTGTGGTAGTTCATGCCTGAACCTAAATCGGCAATAATTTCATATTGCCAACCTTTGCTAGCACAATAAAGCTCTAAAACTTGTTTTTGTCGTTCTAAATCATCTTTTTGGTCATGACTGGAAACGCGAGCGTAGGCAATCGTTTTGCGATTATCAGGCAATGCTGCCTGAAAGTCGGGGTGCAGTTGGGAAAGCAAGTATCGGCGATGTCCGCCTGATGTGTAGGTTGGTTGAATTTTACCTGATTGTTCCCAACGGCGTAGGGTAATAATGGATACGCCAAGCATTTCTGCTGCTTGGCTAATGNAGCGTAGGCAATCGTTTTGCGATTATCAGGCAATGCTGCCTGAAAGTCGGGGTGCAGTTGGGAAAGCAAGTATCGGCGATGTCCGCCTGATGTGTAGGTTGGTTGAATTTTACCTGATTGTTCCCAACGGCGTAGGGTAATAATGGATACGCCAAGCATTTCTGCTGCTTGGCTAATGGTTAATAATCTACTCATTTTGAGTATTTTAGATTAGATTTGTATAGATTTCAAGATTGCTGTTTAAAACCCTGAAACGACTGTTTTAGCGCATTACCGTTTAGCGGATTATTGTGGCATGGGCATTAAGCCGCCCGACTTTATGGGCGCGTATGCGTGTAGCGCGTGCCACGATGCCGTAGATGGGCGTGTGAAAACCGATTTAAGCGAAGATGAATTGAGATTAGCACACGCAGAAGGCGTATTCAGAACGCAGGTTATTTTAAACAAAATAGGATTGCTAAACGCAGCCTGAAAACACAGAAAGAGAAAAATGTATCGCAATATTGACGAGTGCTTACGCCAAACGTACAAGATTTTGGGTGTGGAAATGTCGCCGCGTGGCAATACGGGTGCGGTAATGCAATGGCTGGAAACAAAGGGCGTGGGCGGTAGTGGTGGCGAGCTGTCGCAATCGGAACATCACGCTAACGCGGTGATGATTGCAAACCAAGTTTCAGGCTGCCTGAATAGTCCGTTGCTGACGGCGGTTGTAGAGTGTCAATACGGCAAGACGGATAACGTGTTGATGATTGCAGGTGCGTTGGTGGCAAACAAGATTTGCGATGATGTGAGCTTCGCGGTGGATATGTTACGGCATATCTACAGCATGGGCGAAAAGCCGCGTCGTGTGTGGATAATAGACAAGTACGATTTGCACGATATGACTTTTGCACGCAAACGCGCAAAATTTGAAAATCATTTAGCAAACTGGGAACAAAAAGCGCGGTTTCAGTTGCAACGTGAATTTGTTGAAAAAGGCATTCTATCTGCTTGAAAAAGTGTGAGTTTTTTACTATAATTTCACTATAATTAGGCGATGGTTGTATGAAAATGATTCATCGCGCAAAATGCAGCTTGAAAATGTGGATTTCATCGTGTTTTCAGGCTGCATTTGTTTTCAGGCTGCGTTCAGTTTGTCGTGCAATGCTTTAAGCGCGTCTCTAATCACTTGGATTTGAGAATTGCCTGTTTGCTCGCATAGCTGCTCAAATAGTTGCGTGGTTTCAGGGTCGAAGTTGAATTTCTTTTGAATAATGCCGTGCTTTTCGTTGCTGCGGCGTTGGATTTCGGTTCTTGACAGTGCCATGGTTCTATCCTAAGATTGAGTTTAAGGGGAAACCTTGGCAGGGTGTCGTTACCACCCCACCAAGTCTCTTGTTACATCAAGCTATCGCTTTTCAGTATCAAGAGCAAGAGAATGAAAAGTGCAAGTCTTAACATTTCCTGTCTCCTTAAATTTGCCCTTTAGCATGATTGCAGGTTGGGCGTTAAACCTATCAACAACCGTGAATTGTTGATAGGTTTAATTATGTAGTACCATACTATATTTAGCAAGTACTTTTTATTATATTTTTGAATATAACCGCTTGAATTTAAAACATTCAGGCGGTTTTTTATTGGACTTCCCCCATGAAACGTATGGCACTCAACCTAAAAATACATCAACACATTATCTTGCCAAGTGGACGTGTGGCGCGTGTAAAAGAAATCGCGCGTGATGTGATTGTGTTTGTGTATTGCGATACGAGCAAGCGGCTGGAATTGAGCCGCTTTTTTTGCGTTGAATGGTTTAGAAACGAATAAGGACAAACAACATGAGCGAGAAAACAAAACGCCCAGTTGGGCGACCGAGTATTTACACCGATGAATTAGCCAAAGAGATTTGCAAGCGCATCGCAGACGGCGAGAGTTTAAGGGCGATTTGTCGTGATGAGCATATGCCGCACCGCGATACAGTGCGAACATGGTTAAACGAAAGTAGTAAATTTTCCGCCCAATACGCGCGTGCGAGAGAATTACAAGCCGATTACTTTGTCGATGAAATCATTGAGATTGCAGACAACGCCAATGCCGAAAGCAGCGTAGAGGTGCAAAAAGCAAAATTGCGAATTGACACACGCAAATGGGCAGCTGAAAAGCTCAGCTCAAAAGCCTATGGTGCAAAAGTGGAAGTAAAGCGCAATACCGCAGATTTAAGCGATGAAGAGTTAGCAGCGGAGTTGGCACGATATGGAATTAAACAACCGTGAAAAACTCGCCCTGCTAAAAGAATACAAACTGCGTCAAGCAAGAGCAGATTTTTTAACCTTTCGCAAAATAGTCAATCCCAACAACAAATGGGGCTGGTGGCAAGAGGAAATCGCACTAGTATTGCAACAATTTTACAATGACTTGATGGCTGGCAAACGCCCGAAATTGGTTATTCAAGCACCTCCGCAACATGGCAAATCAGTTCAAATTGTGGACTTTATCGCATGGGTTGCAGGCAAAAACCCCGATTTGCGTACCATTTACACATCATTTTCGGAGCGTTTGGGCGTTCGAGCCAATTTAAAGCTACAACGGCTGTATGACAGCAATCTATACCGCGAAATTTTCCCACAAACCTTAATCAATCAATCCAATTCAGCAACCATTTCAGGGCAATCGCTACGAAACCGCGAGATTTTGGAATACGTTGGACGCGACGGCTATTTTCGCAACACTACCGTTGGTGGCTCAATTACAGGCGAGAGCCTAGATTTAGGTGTGATTGACGACCCAATCAAAGGACGAAAAGAAGCCAACAGCCTAACCGTAAGGGACGGCGTTTGGGATTGGTTCACGGATGATTTTTTAACCCGTTTTTCAGAAAACGCAGGGTTACTAGCCATTTTGACTCGTTGGCATATCGATGACCCAATAGGGCGATTGATTGAGCGTGTAGATGGCGTACAAGTGAAAAGCTATCCAGCCATAGCAGAACAAGACGAACCACACCGAAAACGCGGCGAAGCCCTGTTTCCAGAGCATAAAAGCCTAGCATTTCTGTTAGAGCGAAAGCAAGCCATGCCGCTAGCCAACTGGGCGGCACTGTATCAACAACGCCCCACACTGCAAGAAGGTGGTTTATTTAAACCCGACCGCCTGCACATTATCCACGCATTGCCAGCCGACAAAATCCGCTGGATACGTGCATGGGACTTGGCAAGCACAGCAGACGATGGCGACTACACCGCAGGCGCATTACTGGGCGCATTGTCAGATGGGCGATTCGTGATTAAACACATCGCGCGAGGTCAATACGATACCGATGTGCGCGATGACGTGTTACGCAACACCGCAGCCAAAGACGGACGGCAAGTCAAAATCAGCATACCGCAAGACCCAGGCGCAGCAGGCAAAGCACAGATTTTGTATTTAACCAAACAACTGGCAGGGTTTAGCGTGCAATCCAGTTTAGAAACAGGGGACAAAGTTACGCGAGCCGAACCGTTTGCATCACAAGTTAACGTGGGTAATGTGTTGCTGCTGGACGATGGCACATGGGATAGCCACGCGCTAGTTGCCGAAATGCGCCACTTTCCCAATGGTACGCACGACGACCAAATTGACGCATTAAGTCGCGCATTCAACGAATTGATGAGTAAACGCAACCGCCAACACGCCCATTTTTCAATGTGATTGCAGGCTGCTTTAAAAAAGCACCCAAAAGGAAAGAAAATGCCTTTAACCAAAACCCACGCGGTTACACAAATGCACAACCGCAACAAAATGATTGCTGCTCTAATTGGTGGCGAATCAGCCATGCGAGCAGCAGGGCAAACCTATTTGCCACAAAACGCGCGTGAAAGCGATGGCGACTACAAACGCCGTTTGCAAACATCGGTGCTATTTCCCGCCTTGTCCGAAACCCTATCGCAAATGGTAGGACGTGTGTTTTTCAAACCCATTCAAACCGAGCAAGTAGCAAGCAGCCTGCAACCTTTGTTGAGCAATGTGGACTTGCAAAATAACAATTTGGATATTTTTGCGATTAACTGGTTTTATGATGCCTTGGCATTTGGGGCGAGCTATGTGTTGGTGGATTTTCCCACAACCAGCGGCACATTAGCCGACAACCGCAACACGCGGCCTTATTTGCTGCATATTCGCAATGCGGACGTGCTAGGCTTTAAGCATGAAACGCGCAACGGTAAGCCGATTTGCACCCAGTTTCGCTATCAACAAAAACTAACCGTTGATGACGGCGAATTTGGCGAAAAGCAAATCACACAAATTACCGTGTGGGATTTAGGGCGCATCAGACGTTATCGCTACAACGACAGCCAAGTTCTAACGCTACACGATGATTTTGAAATACGCACAGCAACTGGCAAGCCATTGGACTTTGTGCCTGTGGTCGATTTAGTGTTTGAGCCAACCAGCTTTTTTGTGGGCAATCCACCGTTGCAGAAATTAGCGTTTTTGAATGTAAAGCATTGGCAAATGCAATCGGACTATCACAATATTGTGCGCTTCACTTCCATTCCACTGCTTGCCTATTCGGGCGATGAGCGTTTTGGCGAAGCAGGCGATGCAACAGTAGCGGTAAATAATTTATTCGATTTAGGCAAACAAGGCAGCCTGCAATATATAGAACATTCAGGCGCAGCGATTAGCAGCACAGTGGTTGCGTTAGAGCAGTTAAAAGAAGACATGGCAATCGCAGGGGCAAAACTGCTCACCCGCACCAAATTAGCCTTAACCGACAGCCAAGCACGAGACGAGCAAGGCAAAGAAATTTCTAAATTACGCATGTTTGCCAATCGCACAACCGATGCCATAGGTCGCGTATTAGACTTTATGGCAACGTGGTTGAACTTGCCCAATCACGACGGCGGTGTGGTGCAAATTTCAGGCAATATTGATGCAGATTTTGACCCCAGCGCAAGCTTTGCTGATGTGTTAAAAATGCAGGCTGCTGGGGTTGTGAGTCATCAAACCGTATTTGAAGAAGCGCAAGCGCGAAGCATTGTATCGCCACAACGCAATTGGCAAGATGAACAAAACCGCCTTGAATTGCAAGGTGGTTTGGATTTAGATTTCAGGCAACCGAAAAATGAATGAAACTTTAATCAATCTACTGATTACGCGCCATATTGATTTAATGCGCTATGAAAAAACCGTTCGCGCCGATGTGTTTTCGCTGCTGGACGGTATGCAAAACGATATCAGCGCAAATATTCTGGTCGGCAGCCTAAACCGTGTTGAGCGCGTGATGACAGACGGTTTTGCGTTGATACAAAATGTGCTTGATGTGCTGCCTGTATTGGATAGCGAGACCATATGGCTGGCAGCAGCTTTGGGCGGTTTGGCGACCGCTTATGGGCTAAAAGACAAAATTAAGCCATTGACGAAAGATAAGCTAAAAGAGTTGGCGGATAAATTCACAATCGGCGGTTTAACGCTGCCTGAAACGTTGGCAAAGCAGCGCGATAACTTGATTTTGCGCCTAAACGCGTTGGTACGCAGCGCAAAGATTGACGATGTATTACCAAGCATGGACGACATCGCAGACACATTCAAACGCGCCAAGCAAACCGCCCAAACCATGACAAAAACGTGGATTAACAGCGCGAAACATACCGCACATGAAGCCTTTGGTAAGATTAACCCATTTGTGAAAGGCTATCGGCATTTGTCGGTTTTGGATAGCAGCACAACCGTATTGTGTACGCATCGCAACGGCTTGTTGTGGGACAAAAAGCACAATCCGATTGGACACGCCGAAATCTTTAAAAGACCACCTTTGCACCCCAATTGTCGCAGTCAAATCGTGTATGTGTATGATTTGGACGAGCCGTTTAATGGGTTTACGGGTAGCGATTGGGTGCAATCACACAGCCTAAACGAATTGCAGGAGCAGTTCGGCAAGGGCATTGGGCAGATGCTGTTTGACGGAAAAATTCAATTGCATGAAGCATTGGACGGTTTGAAACCGCTTACTTTGGAACAGTTGCAGGATAAATTAAGCATACCTGAGACAATTCGGGCGATTGAGCGTAAAAACTGGTCTGATGAATTTAAAGAAAAAGCAAAATCAACTTATTATGATTTTAAACATGAAAACATTGAATTAGACAGTCATTTTATTGCAAGATTATTAGATAGAAATAGTAAACATCGTCCAATTATTACCAGTGATGATGTAAAACAATTTATTTTGAATAACCAAGCTAAATACATTCAGGAAGACGGTCGGTTAGTGTGGATTGATGATAAAATGAAGATGACTTTAATCCAGTCATCTGATGACGGTATGTTTGTTACCCTTATGAGAAAAAATAGCGTGAAATCAACATGGAAACAAATCTAATCCCTACATTTAAAAAAATTGCCAGCGCATTTATTCAAACGCAGGGCAAAGATGAAAGTATTGCCGAATTATTGCCGCAAGATTATCAAATAGATTTTCAACAACGGCATGATGATTTAAATCACTTTCGCTGTGCGTTTGCTTGGACATTGGAAGATTTGGCTTTAATAGTTTTTGAACAAACTAATGCGCCATTTTGGGAAAATGTGGCAGATACACTTTCTTGGGCGAACGATGATTACACAGAGCAACAATGGCAGGAATTATTTGATTATCTAAAATCAGTAATAGCGTAAATTTTAATTTTTCAGGCAGCTTGATTTTCAGGCTGCCTTTTTTCACGCCCGATTAAGTCGGGCTTTTTTCGTTTCTAGGAGACAACAACATGAAATATCGTAACCAATTCTTAAAATATGGTTTTCATCAACAAGCTGGCGCAGACGGCGCAGACACAGGTTCAGGCGGTCAAGGACAAGCCGAACCTAAAACATTCACGCAAGCAGAAGTAGACAAATTGCTTGCCGAACAAGTGGCAGGCTTAAAAAACAAAAACAGCGAATTGATTGGCAGCCTGAAAGATGTCAAAACCCAGTTGGCGCAATTTGACGGCATCAATCCCGATTCAGTTCGCCAAATTCTAAAACAATTTGCCGATGACGAAGAAGCCAAGCTCATTGCAAGCGGCAAAATTGACGAAGTGTTGAACAAGCGCACCGAACGCATGAAAGCAGACCACGACAAAACCACAGCCAAATTGCAAGGCGATTTGGACACGGCATTGGCACGTTCGGCGAAGTTTGCGGAGCGTGCTTTGAGTGGCGCGGTGCGTGAAGTGGGCGCGGCGTTGAATGTTCATGCTACGGCGTTTGAAGATGCGCTGTTGCGTGCCAAATCACAATTTGAAATTGATGACGAGGGCAACGCGATTGCAAAAGACGGCGTTTATGGCAAGGACGGTAAACCACTCACATTGCAAGAATGGTTCGAAAGCATGAAAGAAACCGCGCCGCATTGGTTTCCTGTGGCAAGCGGTGGCGGTTCTTCGGCGAGTGGTTCGAGCGGTTCGGGTATGCCCAAATCGTTGGCGGATTGCAAAACCGATGAAAAACGCATCGCCTATATACGCAGTAAAACTCAATAATCCGTTGCAGGCTGCCTGAAAACGGATTTTTTATTTTTAATTTTAAGGAAAAAATAACATGACTTTTGATTTACAGGTATTTAACCAACAAACTTATACAACCATGACAGAAGTTGCCGACCAAGATGTTGCCAAATTCAATGAAGCATCAAACGGCACAATTGCATTATTTAACAAGCCATTTGCAGGCGATTTTGACATTTCGACAGCGTTTCACAATGTAGCTGGTTTGGTACGCCGTCGCAATGCGTATGGTTCAGGCACGGTAGAATCGGTGCGCTTGAAAGAATTGCTGAATATTGCCGTAAAAGTAGCGGCTGGTACGGCACCGACTGAATGGGAAGCGCAACAATACAACTGGACATTGCGTAATCCTGAATTAGCAGCAATTCAACTGGGTACACAACTGGCAAAAGGTCGCATGGCAGATATGTTGAACACAGGCATTTCTGCTGCTGTGGCAGCGATTTCGGGCAATGCAGCAATGGTGCAAGACGGCGCCAGTGCTGCCCCTACGTTTAATGTATTGAATCAAGGCGCGGCGAAAATGGGCGACCGTTCAGGCAGCCTCAAAGCATGGGTGTTGCATTCTTCAACCATGCACGCTTTATTCAGCAATGCGTTGAGCAACGTGGAGCGTTTGTTCACTTATGACGGTGTGAATGTCGTTCGCGACCCATTTGGGCGTGTGTTTGTGATTACAGACTCTCCTGCTCTGTTCAACTCAAACGTGTATCACACATTGGGCTTGGTGGAAAACGCGATTTTGGTAAACGACAATAATGATTTCAACGCAGTGATGGTCAATGAAACTGGCAGCGAAAATATTAAAACGGTTTACCAAGCGGAATGGACGTTTGGCGTGGCGGTTAAAGGCTATTCATGGGACCAAAGCAAAGGCGGTAAATCGCCAAACGATACCGCCATTGCTACGCCGACAAGTTGGAAAAAAGCAGCAACCAGCAATAAAGACACAGCAGGCGTGTTGATTAAAACAGCTTGATATTGCTTTTTAGGCAGTTTGAATTTTTCAGGCTGCCTTTTATTTTTTTGAAAGGTTTGAACATGAAAATTTTGTATTTCACAACGGATTTTTCGGTTGAAAATGTAGCGTTTGCTGAAAAACATGGTTTGATTATGCGTAACGCTTCGGCGGCGGAAACGGCGGCTAATACTGAGCCGTGTGATTTTGTTTTGGGCGATGTGCCAAAATCGTATCAAAATTTGCCTGTGTATGTGATAGATGAAAAGCAGTCGGTGTCGTTTGATGAGCATCATGCGGTTTTAGCGGAAAATGCCACGTTAAAAGCTGAAAATACACAACTGAAAGCGCGTATTGCAGAACTGGAAAGCAAGAAACAGTCAAAATCCAAAGACAAAACAGAGTAGTTTGCAGGCTGCCTAAAAAAATTGAAACCTCTGAAAGATTAGCGGTCTTTCAGAGGTTTTGTTATGAATAAATGATGATGAAATGTGATAAATCAACATGAAAGATTATATAGAAATTCTCTTAAAAGGTGTAGAAAAAATGGAAAAATTATCCAGTAAACGCGTATTGTTGCTGTGGTTTGTCGTGATTAGCTGCATTTTTGCGTGGCAATGTGCACCTATTTTGAACGCTATTAGCCAATTACTTTTGGCAGTGAAATAATGTTTTCAGGCTGCCTGAAAGAAAGGAAATGCAATGTTGAGTTATGCAACACTGGATTATGCCAACGAATACCACGACGCACGCCAAACATCATCGCGCTGGGACGACTTTGCGCCTGAACAAAAACAGCAACGCTTGGTATCCGCAAGCGATTTAATCGACCGCATTTTTCGTTATGCAGGCAAACCTGAAAGCGACACACAAATTCGCGCCTTTCCGCGTATTTTGCACGAAAAGCAGCCTGCACTTTTGCCCGAAGCGGTTAAACAGGCGTGTTGTGAGTTAGCTTTGTTGGACGATATTTCAGGCAGCTTGCCCAGTGCGGCAAAAGTGAAAAATGTGGGCGGTGTGATGTTGTCTAGCGGTGAATGTGCGAGCGATGATAAGCAATGGTCTTTGGCTATGGTGGGCGCGGTGCGTTTATTGCAGCCGTTTGTGTCGAGTGAACGCATGGTGCGATTGGAACGCGGTTGATGAATGTTGAAATGGAATGGGAAACGTCGCCGCAATGGGGGCGTTTGTTGCAGCTTGATTTGTCCGAGCCAATGCGTGAAGTCGGGCGTAAATTAGAAACTTCGGTTATTCAAAACTATAACCAACAACGCAGCCCTAGCGGCGTGCCTTGGATTCAGTCGCAACGTGCGAAAAAAGATGGTGGCAAAACGCTGATTGACACGGGGCGTATGTTGGCAAGTTTGACGATGGTTTCGGGGAGTGATTTTGTGGAAGTGGGTTATCCGCAAGGCGATATTCCGCGTTGGCTGCATTTTGGCGGTCCGAAAAATAATCTGCCTGCGCGTGAACATTTGGGCTTGCGCGATGATGACGAAAGTATGATTTATCAAGCTTTGGCGGATTATTTTGAGCGGTTGTTGAGTTGATTTTCAGGCAGCCTGAAAGGTTTGAAATGTTACAAAATTATTTTGGAATTGGCACGGCAATTGAAACGCGGTTGCGTGAGCAGTTTGGCGATGAAGTGGAGCTTATTTGTAGCCCGTTTACGGTAAACAACCCAAACGATTTAAAGAAATACACGGTTTCGCTGCATTTGTCGCCGTTACCGTCTGTGTTTGGCAATTATTCGGGCAATGGGGCAAAACAGGCGGAAACGCAGCGTTGGCAGGTGTCGTTGTGCTATAAGTCGCCTAGCACGGTGGAAGAAGAACAGGTTATGCGTGATACGGTGGGCGATTTGTTGTTACGTGTGCGCCGTTGTTTGCAGGGGTTTGCGTTATTTGATGTGGGCGGTAAGTCGCTGCGTGTGGTGGCGAACCAGTTTTATATGACGGACGATTGCCGTTTTCGGATTTTTTCGTTTACGGTGGAAACGGAATGTGTGATTTAGTGGGGGTCTGATTTTTTCAGGCTGCCTTTTTTTGATGCTCGCATTTGGTGGGCTTTTTTATGGAGATTGAAAACATGGCTCAATTGGTTAAACAGTATTACAGTGGTCAGGGCATGGTTTACGCTGCGCCTTTTGTGGGCGGTACGGTGCAAACGCATAAGGCGCGTTGGATTGGTAACGTGCCGAATTTGGAATTGGCGGTTGAAGTGGAGGAGTTGTCGCACAAGGAATCGCATAGCGGTTCGCGTTTAAAGGATTTTACGTTGCGTAAGGAATTGGCGGCGAAATTCAAGCTGACAATGGAGGATTTTTCTACGGATAACTTGGCGATGGCGTTTGCGGCAAGTGTGGCGGTTGTGCCGAAAGGTAAGGTAACCGATGAAACTTCGCCTACCGATTTGGCTGTGGGCGATAACTGGCTGTTGTCTAAACAAAAAATTGCTAAATTAGTGATTAAAGACAGTACGAGTAGTCCGGTTACTTTGCAAGTTGGTATGCATTACAGCGTTGATGAAACCTTTGGTCGCGTGGAAATTTTTGACGTGAGCGGTTTGAAATTGCCGTTGTTGGCGACGTTTGAGCATGAAGCGGCTGACGTGTTGGATTTGTTGGTGGCGAAAACGGACAACTATTATTTGCGCTTTGAGGGTTTGAATACGGCTGACGGTAATCGCCCTGTTTTGGTAGAAATTTTCAAAGCTTCTGTTCCGCCTGCAAAAATGCTGTCGTTGATTAACGATGAATTGGCTTCGTTTGAATTAGAAGGCGATGTGTTGTTGTACAAAGGTGCAACAGTTCGCGTAACGAAATTGTGATTTCAGGCAGCCTGAAAAATGGCTGCCTTTTTTGATTGGTTAAACCATGAAACTGACACACCCAAACAGCGAAAGTATCGAATTATCGCATGACTTGCTATGGAAAGATGAATTTGAATGGTCGGATTTGGCACAAACTGAGCCTGTTCGCACGCTTTCGGGCGCATATATCGTGCAGCAAGGGATTAAGAAAAAAGGTCGCCCGATTACGCTTGAACCGCCTGACGACAGTATGGCTTGGCACACGCGTCAAGTTGCTGAAAAACTGCAAGCATGGGCGATGCAGCCTGAAACCCAGTTCACGCTTGAAATGGCGCAAGGGACGTTTACGGTTATTTTTGATAACGCGCAAACGGCGGTTTCTGCCAGCCCTGTTTTGGGATATGGCAGTATCAAACCGAGCGATTATTTTCGTGTTTCTTTGAAATTTTTAACTGCTTGATTTTCAGGCAGCCTGAAAGCAATTCTATGACCCTCCAACACACCCAACTCACTCAACAAGACCTACGCATCTACAAATCCCAACGCAACACCGACACCGACGACGGCGGCGGCGCGATGACTTCCACGCCGCTCACAGGCAAAGACAACGAACTATTCAACCCCATTTCCGACGTGGACAGAACCATGGGCGCATTTGATGCACGCCTTACCTACGCAGCCGTTTTGCGCGGCGACGACAGCGCATTACTCGGCGCAAACGTCATCGTCTCCCAGCCGCCTGAGCAAGACAACGTGTCCGTGCTGATGTTGCCAGCCGATTACGACGGACAAGAACGTCTAGACATGATGCGCCGCGCCGAAGCCTACAGCGTTTATAACACCGAAACACGCATGGTGTTATTCGGCAAACACACCAAAGGCGCAAAGCAAATTCAAGTCTACCAAGACGCTGAGAACAAAAACATCCCCAAAGTCGGCGAGCGTTTCGCGCTGGTTTATACCGAAGACGACACTGAAAAAGCGGAATATTTCCGCGTCGGCAGCGTGTCTAGCCAAGTGGAAACGTTTGAAGTAGAAGACGGCTCAAAGTTCGACAAACGCGTCATCATAATGGGCATTCAGGCTGCATTAAATCGCGATTTTAACGGCGTGAACTATCCTGTGCGCGGTTATGCCAATGCACCGATTAAGGTGTATCAAACGCAAATTGCGGATTCGGCGAAGTATTACGGCATTCGTGCTTTAGCTGCGCCCTTGCAACAAGGTTCAGCCAGCGCAAAAGTGGACAGCATTTTTGAACAACTCGTTCCCACGTCTACCGATGAAAAAACGCTAGTCGATAGCTTTAGCGGCGGTGTGCCTGTTTGGTTGCCCATTGCGCCACGCCGTGTAGTGGCGCGCATCAATCAATGGGTTTCAGGCAGCGTGTATTTGGAATGCAGCGTATTACCAGGCAGCGTGGAACTAGGCGACTGGACGGACACCGCGCAAGGCAGCCTGAAAAAACACAACACGGTTTTAAGCGTGGATTATGCCAATGGTGTGATTAGCGGCTTAAACGGCGTATGGATTGGCGAAATCAACGCCGTACCAGCCGCTTCATACCGAAATTATGGCTACAGCAGCAAAATCCGTGTAGACGCGACCACCATCGGCACAGACTTTACGGCATTGCTGCGACCACTCCCAGCATTGGGCAGCGTCGGCGTATCATATCGCGCACAAGGGGCGTGGTATGACTTAAGCGATAGCGCAGACGGCGTGTTGCGCGATGAATTGGGGCAATCGCGCGGCACGATTAACGCGCGAACAGGCAGCGTAGCCATTTCCTTGCCGACCGTACCAGAAGTGAATAGCAATATTGAGATTTCATGGTCGCCTGTGGATTTTTACAAGACGTTTGACGGCGGCGATTTGGGCGCGGCGAGCAGTCCGAAACAAGCCGATGCGATGACGCAACTGCCCGATGCGCCTAAACAAAACCTGAAACCGAGCACCATTCGTTTAACGTGGAACGATGGCGCAGAGCGTGTCGCAACGGATAGCGACGGCAAGTTGGTGGGTTCGTGCCAAGGAACGGTGAATTATGCAGGCGGTACGCTTTCGCCCGTGAATTTGAACGCCGCTTCGGTTCGACTCACGGCGCAGCAGTATTCAGGGATTGCCGAGCGCAAAGAAGTGGCAACATCGCAAGACGACAACGGCATCACGCTACTCGTGGGCGCGCCGATTCAGAAAGGCACGTTGTCGTTACAAATGGAGCTGGGCAGAAGCAGCAGCCTGTCAAAAGATGTGATTTATGACAAACCGAAGCTGCCATTCATTTAAGGAGAAAACCGCATGAGCAATACGATTTTAAGCCGCAGCGAAACCGTGTTCACCGACAACGGAAACGGCATGTTGTGCGTGAATGGGCGCGTGATTGCAGGCAGCCGCGTGGATTACGACGCAGGCGTTGTCTATCTGCCCAAAGAGCCGTTACGCGACAATATTTATTCGCCCAACTACGATGAATTTAACATCACCGACCGCAGTCCCAAATACACCGCCATTTCGGGCGGCACGATGGTAGAAAAAGTGAACGTGCGCATTCAGGCTGCATCAACCGCCACAGTGGGCTACATTTCCGCCGCCGATACGCGAACGATTGACCTCACCATCGGCAAAGGACAGCACGTGTTTAACGTGTTGGACGGCATTCCTAAACCGTGCATGGCATTGTTCAATTCATGGGCGTTTGAGATTTCAGGTGTGCATACCGTAGAACGCGGCGGCACACTCTATCAAAACTGGGACGCATTCAAAGGCACGGGCAAAGTGGTGGGCAATATGACGACAGGCGGAACAGTTACCGTGTTGGGCATTGCGCCGAACGTCGCGCCCAATATCAAAGTGCTGCAAGGCGTGTATACAGGCGTAGATGGTTCGCTGGCGCAAAAATTCTACGGACACACCAAAATCGCGCCACTCAAACCGCAGTCTTTTATCGCCTATGCCGAAGTGAATGGCAAAACCCTGATTGGTCGCAGCGATGCAGAAGGCAATATCACGGGCGATTTAACAGGCAAAGTGGATTTAGCCACAGGCTCGTACGAACTGGATAGTGGCAAAGGCGTGGCACAAGATACCGTGCGTTACAACGCCGTCGCACAAGTGTATCTACCGCTGGATAGCAGCGTGATTGGCATTGATGCGACCCGTTTACCCGCCGACGGCAAAGTGCCTGTGCTGCACGTTGGCGATATGGTGGTGATTAGCAATCATCTGAAGCACGATTTAGGCAGCGCACACCAAGCAGGACAAACCGTGTCGCTGCCAAGACAAAACCTAGACCGCTTGTGTATCACAGACAACCAAGGCACACACCTCAACGCTGAACTGTACGATTACGACCTAGTCAAAGGCACGGTGACGTGGCAAACCTCACTGGATTTAAGCGCGTATCAACTGCCGCTTGCTGCCGTGTGCATTTGGGAAGAAGAAAACCGCCTGATGGGCGTAGACATCAATGGCAGCCTGAAACTGCAATTTCCCATTTCGCGTGATTACCCAGTGGACAACACCCACATTTCATCTGCCATTTTATTGGGCGACATGAATGTACGCGCCAGCGAACCGTTTAGCCAAGCCGCATGGACGCAAGTGTGGCAAGACACGCGCATTGGCGCCCCGATTTTAGCGCGGCTGAATGTGGCGGATTACCCGATGACGCTCACATCAGATGGCGCAGTGTCGGAGCGGTGGCTGCTGAAATTTAACAACACCACACAGTTTGAACTGTATGGTGAGCGTTTGGGCTTGATTGCCGAGGGCGATATTTACAACGATTTCGCGCCTGTGAACCCTGTCACCAAGAAACCGTATTTCACCTTACCGAGAGCGGCGATGACGGGCGGATTTGCCGCTCAAAACTGCGTGCGTTTCAACACCTACGGCACACCGCGTGGCGTGTGGGTGATTCGCAGCGTGCAGCCGTCGGCGAAGCGGCAGAGTCAGAAGGACGGGTTTATGCTGTGTTTACGAGGGAATACTGTTGCGACCGCTTAAAAAAGCAGCCTGAAAAAACAAAAAAAGTCGGCTTAAAAAAACCGACTATTTCAATCTTTCAGGCAGCCTGAATATTCAACGCCGCAATTTCCGCGCTGGTTTGTGACAATTTACCGTTTTGATACAACCATTGCGCCGCTTCTTTCCATGAATACAACGCCGATTTGCCCGTGATATACATCGGCGCAGGAAAATGCTCGCCGCGCTTACCCAAAGCGTATTGCGACAACGCTGCACGACTTAAGCCTGAACGCTGCGCGATTTCGCCCAAAGTGGCATAGCCCGTTTCTTGCAGCACCAAATCGTGAAATCCCGCTTGCTGGATTTGCGTGAACGCGCTTTGTACCGCCGTTTGTGCGTCGGGCGCTTCACGGTCAAATTCCAAGCACACCGCGCCATTGGTGCTAAAGAGCAAAGCATCATCACAGCCTGCTTCAAACAGCGCGTCTTCCAGTTCGCTGTTGTGCGTGGCGTGGCGAATGAGAATTGTGAAGTGATAAGTGTTCATGCGCATTCCTTTACTTTGCGGATAATTTGTTTCGCGTGGTTCTCTGGCGATTTAGGCGTACTCCAAATGCTCATTTGGTGTTCACGATGTCCTTTCAGGCAGCGTAAACGACAAAACGCATGGGCGGATTTGCCTGAATCTACCACTTCCCAGCCGTGTTGCAAGGCGAACTCTATGGCAGCGCGAATGTGTTTATTTGGGTGTTTATTCATGCGTTGTATTTTAATTTGACTGTTTACATCTGTAAACAGTTATTTCAGGCTGCCTGAAAAAAACATTCTTTCATTATTCAAATCTTAATTAACAAGGAAACCTCTCATGCCAACCGTAATCCCTCACACCCCCACACGCGTTCCTGTAACTGTTTACCGCGCCACAGATGAGGGCGCACCTGTTTTAAAAAACGAAAAAGGCAGCCTGAAAACCCTACTCAAAACCGTATTAGCAGGCGATGGCTACGGCAATAAAAAATCTCTGCGCTGGCAGATGTATGAAGAAACCAGCACCGAAGTAACGTTTCACTATGGCACAGGGTTTGGGCTGAAAGTGGACAATGCCAACAACGGTTACATCAACACGCATATGGTTCACGGGGACAAGTTTGAAACGTATTTGGGCAACAGCAACCAAAGTCTCAATCATTTCGCGCATATCAACAATTACGCTATGCAAAACTGGCTGTTGGTTGGACACAGCAAAGGCTTTATGCTTGTGCTGCCTGAAAGCACCAGAACCTCGCAAATCTTGTTCTTTGGCGAAACGGTAGGCTTTTTTAAAAACGAGCGCAATGTGGCTTATGTTAATACGTCGTATGGTTATTCTAATACTTGGGATAACGGTTCATTAAACGATAGCTCCCATTGTCCAATCTTAATGCCCAGCTCTGCCTTCAAAGACCCAACAGGCGCATTTAGCCCACCTACAACGGTGGTGGTTAATCCCTTATCCCCATTCAGCACCACCGCCTTAACCTTTCCAGACACCTTGTACCAAAACTGCTTAGCCAGCGCGATAACATTAGTGGAACAAGACGGCTCACCGCGCAGCATCCTACCTGCGCTATTTTGGTCGGCGCACGATTTGCAAGACGTGAGCGAATTGAGCAAAGTGGAAATGCAAGACGGGCAAGACTACATCAAGCTCAACTTGCACGATAGTGGCGAAAGAACCCACTGTTTCGTCCTCAATGTAACCGAATGGGAACTGTAACCATGTTGCTCAACCACCAAAGACTACTCAACCACGGTGCACGTTACAAAGGCAACGCCTACATTTCAGGCGAAGGAACAGGCATTGTTACCGTGAACGGCAAACCCTACGCCTGCCTCGTCATCGCACTAGACCGCGAAACCTTAGAAACCGCGCGCAAAGTGTGGAGCGACACCGACGGCAATTACGTGCTGTACAACCTCAATCCCGACAAGGAATACATTGTAATGGCGATTGACCCCAAAAAGGAATACGAACCCCCAACATGGGACTGCATTAAGCCATTTGTTGCGCAGTCCGCATAAAAGGCAGCCTGAAACATGCAAAGCAACGCCATTTCACTCACTTTCACACAGTTGCGCCGCACACCGCCAGCGTCCAACACCTTGCCGCTTGCATTGGGCAAAACGCAGCCTGAAACCCCAATCAATCCCACACCGCAGCCTGAAAAGCCTGAAACCAAACCCATTGTGGCGACTGATTTCAGCGTGGGCGTGTCTCAACACAGCGCATTGGCGCATTGTGTGCAGCACCGCAGTCAAGTTGCCAGCTTATCACTGTCATATACTGCTAACAGCGTGGACGTGATTGATGTTTCAGGCTGCCTGAAGATACGCAACCAAGGTTTACGCAGCCTGAAACGCCACGAGCCAATCCGCCAAACCATTGCGCCGTTTCTTTCAGGCTGCGTTAAAACCGCTCAAGTTGCCCTGAACACACTTTCAGGCTGCCTGAATAACCCAAACACTGCCAGCGAAGCGTTACACAGTTGCGCCAAAACCACTCAAAGCGCAAAGCAACGGCTCAACCGCAGCGCAAACAGCGACTACAGCGCGCAAATCGGTTATCAAAGCGATTGGGAGATTTCATACAGCCGCAGCGCAAGCGTTCACAACTGCCAGCACGGCGATTGGCAACGCGCAGCAGCCGTGCCGTGTGAATGGTATCCCGTGATTGAGTTGCCCGCGCCTGTGCCCAAAAAACGCCCTTGCGGCGCAAAACCCAAAAGCAACGCCGTACCGCTTCACTTCACACGCAGGCGCGGACAAGTCAATTCGCGTGAATTGCCGTTGCCGTTTAGTTGCGGTGGCATGAAAACCGTTATCCCACGATTGGAAAGCTACATTATGCTCAACATTATTTCTGCGACTTCAGGCAGCCTGAAACTCAATCCCCTATCTGCCAGCGCGTCATGCGACACATCGGGTTATTATTGGACGTGCGAAACCACTTTACCGCCCGATGATTTCGCCGCGCTGAATTTGGCGCAATACGACCAAGGCAAAGAGCCGCTGATTACGCTGCAAATCAATGAAGACACGTTTACTTTTATCGCTGAAAGTTACCGTGATAATCGCCAGTTTGGGCAAAACAGCTACACCGTCAGTGGACGCAGCCAAACGGCAAGACTGGGCGCGGATTACGCCCAAATCAAGCAAGGCACAATCAAACAAGCCCTGTACGCCCGACAAATTGCAGACAATGTGTTGGCGGACACGGGCTATCGTATTGGCGATTGGTCCATTCCCGATTGGCTTGTGCCAGCAAATGTGTATAGCTTGGCGGATAAAACGCCGATTGCTGTGATTGCAGATATTGCGGAAGCGGCGGGCGGTTTTGTGGAAAGCGATACGAGCGAGCGGATTATTCATGTGAAACCGCGTTACAAAACGGCGGCGTGGTTACTTCAGCAGGCGCAATTTGATGTTTCTGTGCCAACGAATGTGATTGTGCAGATTAGCGGTCAAAAGCAGATTTCAACGCAATGTTACGGCGTGTTTGTGGTTGCGACGCATAACCAAGGAGTGTTTCGGAAAGTGGTTCGTCAAGAAAGCGCAGGCAGTCCTGAAGCTAGCACGTTAAGTCATGCGCTTTATACGGAAAACAGTGTGTGTCAGTCGGCAGGGATTGCGGCTTTGAGTGATACAGGGGCAAGCAAAACGGAACAAATCGATTTGCCGATTATGCCGAAGTATGGGCTGGGACGCGCGAAGTTGGGCGATATTTGGCAAGTGGCGGAAACTAATGGTTCGTGGGTGAGCGTGGTGAAGAGTGTGAGTATTTCGGTTGAAATGGAAAACGATGCGCCCAAAATCATGCAAAGCGTGGGCGTGTTTCGGTATTTGGGTGAGTAGGCAGCCTGAAAGGAATAACATGAATTTATTGCAACAATTCAATGCGATTTTTAAAAATGAAACGCGGTCTGTCGCCAAAATCACGGCGAAAACGGAGACAGGTTACATCGCGCAAACGCAATCGGGGAATGAAGTTCGCTTACGTGGCAGCAGCTACAACGTGGGCGATAATGTGTTTTATGAACGCAGCACAGGCGCGATTTTGGAAACCGCGCCTGATTTGCCGTTGGTGGAACTACGGGTTTTGTGAGGGTTTCAGGCTGCGTATTTATATTTTTTTTGATTTTTCCGACGGCTGAAAATTCAGCTTTCCGAAAAAATCAATGAGTTACGTTTATTTTGCCTGTTTTGGCGGTAGCAAAAAAGCAGCCTGCACCCCAAAAGGATACAAGCTGCTCAATCACGTTTCACATTAATACAACTAGCCCAATCAAACCGCAGCCGTAGCAATAACCTGTCGTTTCACATACTCAGTCGCATCACATGTCAAAGCGGATAAATTTTGCGGATTGTGTTCCAAGAAAAACGAACGAACCATTTTAAAAGTCGGCTCAGTCTCATGCACAAAAGACCACAGCGCACCCGATTGGCTCAAGCCCAAATCGCAAAACGCAGACAGATAACGTTTCACAAACAAACGCATATCTTGCGCATGAAACAGCAAACGCCCAATAGCCAAAACCAACTCATCATCAACCGTTGTCGCCATTGGTTTGGCTGGCTTGTCCAACACTTCGCCCATTAATACGCGATGCACATATTCCACCGCTTCGGGTAACTGCGCTTGGCTTAATTCGTCCAACGCGCCAACAGCAAAGCGTTGATGTATCAGCTTGTAGGCTTCGGAATAGTTGAGACCTTTTTTAACAATGAGCATATTCACAGCATTGCGCAACGGTGTTCTGTCGTCTGATGTGGTTTTAGGGGCGATTTTCAGGCTGCCTGAAACCACCGCATCAAAGGTGCGGATAACCAGCAAAAAGAATTTTGCGCTAATCCAAGTAGCATAAGCGTAAACCAGTTCTTTGCAGACGAAAGTGCCGCGATTTTTGCCGCCTTGCGATGTGGTAACAGCCACGCCGCCTTGCGCTTCGATTTCGGCGATCAGCTCTTGGGTTTGTTTATTACGCAGCCAAAAAGCAGGTTGTTGTTTTTCATCCCCGCCGCTGGCTTTGTGTAAATCGTTCAGATTGTAAAGTTGATTATCAGTTTGACGAATGGTTACGTTTGAAATTTGAATGTTCATGACGAACTCCTATGTGATTTAGTTTAAAGAATGCCCTAATTAAGGGGGCAGGTTTCAACTACCGCACATAGACGGCTGCCGCTATTTCCCCGAAAGGTATTTTATTCACGGCTATCAACCCGCCATTGCTAGGATTTTGTGTTCTGCAAATTTGCAGAACAGCAAAAATTCAACAAGTTAGATTGTATAGATACAAAAAAGCCGCGCTGACGGGGCGATTTGTACCGCTATGTGTTTAGTAGTGCCGCAATCATAAGGCAGCCTGCCACTTGGTGTCAAGTTTTTTTATAATAAAAAGCAGCCTGCACTTGCACAAGATTATTGGCGCGTGTTATAGTTAAACCTACAAGCGAAAACAGCGCGAAGCCTCCAATTTCGCGCTGGGTTGAGTTAGTCGAATTGTTTATTTAGGTTTTGTTACCAAACGTTGGAAGCGATAAGCAACAAAATCAAAGTGATTAAGACTTTCTTCATATTAACCTCCTTTCTCTTGCAACAAGCCCTGCACCGTGCAGGGCTTTTCTTTTGGAAGCTCTTAATCTCAATGTGTATATTATAGTCGCAGATATAATAAAAGTCAAGAAAAATATAATATTTTTTACAACAACACGCCCGAAAATATAACACTTTCGGGCGTTTTTTTCATGGAGATAGGGTTATGCTTATATGGATATTAAAATACTGGAAAATGATTGCGTATGCGTTGGCGTGTGCAGGCTGCTTGATTGCGTTGAATGTGTTGGTTTATCGGCACGGCAAGGCGCAATACGGCTGTGGAGCGTGCAGGCGGTGCATTTGTATCACGATTGCAAGGCACGGCATGGGGCGTTGGTCAAAGCGGTTGAGTAAAAAAAGCAGCCTAAATTACGGATAAAACATCATGTCAAACACAAATTTAGATTTTAAAATGCGCTTGAAAGCGGAAACAGCGGATTTCAGCAAGGCGTTGAAAAAGGTTAATGACGAGCTAAAACAAGTTCGCAGCAACGCCAGTCTTGTGCCAAAACCAACAGCAAACAACACGCAAACCGCAGAAGCCAAACGCGCAGCGAAAGAACGCGAAGCAGCAGAAAAGGCAATGGCGAAATCGATTGCAGACGAAGAAAAGCGCATTGAGAAGCTGCGTAATCAAGCAGAAAAAGCCGCAGCCGCAGAAGCCAAACGCGCAGCGAAAGAACGCACGCAGGCGGAGCGTGAACACAATCGTACGGCGCGAATGTTGGCGCGCGAGTTGGAACGTGAACGCGTGAAATCGGAACGCGCCGCAAAAGAAGCCGCAAAAGAAAAAGCGCTGTCTGAAAAACAGGCAGCGCAAGAAAGAGTGGCTGGCAAGAATTTTCAGGCTGGTTTGTATCAAGATATTGGTATCCGCTCAAAAGGCGAAATTGAAGCGGAAATCAAAAAGGTTCAATTATCGTTGCAAGCCTTGAAAGCGAGCGGCACGGCAACAGGCGCGGAATTGCAACGCGCAGCCGCAGCCGCTAAAGCGCGTGTGAAAGAGTTGAACGCGGAATTGAAAGACGCGCCAAAAACCAATCTTTCGCCGTTGTCTATGTCTATTGGCGGTATTGGCGCGGCGGCTGTGGGCGCGGTGGCTTCTGTGGCAGCTTTGGGCAAAGGCATTAGCGATGTATTGGCGGCAACGCAGGAATTGCAAGCCATTCAAACGCGCTTCACTTATGCGTTTAACGGTGCGGAAGAGGGCGCAAAACAGCTTCAATTTGTTCGTGAAGAGGCGAACCGTTTAGGCTTGGAATTTACAGGCGCGGCAAATGGTTACGCGCAATTAGCGTCCGCAACCAAAGAATTGAACATCAGTCAGGAGCAAACGCAGGGCATTTTTAAGGGGGTGGCAAGTGCTGTGGCTGGCATGGGTTTGTCGGCAGATGAGGCGAACGGTGTTTTCCTTGCGTTGAGCCAAATCGCAGGTAAAGGCAAAGTCAGCATGGAAGAGCTGCGCGGTCAGTTGGGCGAACGCTTAACACCTGCGATGAGTATTGCGGCTAAGGCGATGGGCGTAACCACGGCTGAATTAGAAAAAATGGTTGAGAACGGCATTTCTGCTGAAAAATTCTTGCCAAAATTCGGCGCGGCTTTGGAAGATGCGTTTAGTGATACGGCGGCGAAAAACGCGGAAAGTTTGACGGGTCAAATCAATTTGCTGAAAAACCGTTACAACGAGTTTTTAACGAGCTTGGGTAATGGCGGTGTGGGCGATGCGGCGATTGCGATTTTTAAAGACATTTCGTCTGCTATGGACACGGTTCAAACCAAACTCAATGAGTTTATGCAATCGCAGGACGGGCAACAACTTCAGGCTGCGTTGAAACAAGCTTATGAGTTGATTAAGCAGATTGGCACAACTGCGATTGGTGTGTTTGATACGCTGCAATCTACAGCTACCGATATGTTTAGTTCATTTGGGGACGGGGAACAAAAGGTTACTTTGCTGCAAGGCGCGTTAAATGGCGTTGCGCTGGCTATGGCGGCGATTGGGGACGGCGTGAGCGGTGTGCAAATTGCGTTTAATATGTTTGCAGGCGCGGTTAAGGATTTGATGAGTGCTGTAGCAATGCACTTATCCAAATTGTCGTTTGGCGACCTATCGCGTGATTTGGAAAACTACGCTGACCGTATGCACAATAAGGCGCAGGAAAGCTACGATAAAGCGCAACAGCAAGCCATGCAGTTTGATAGCAGCCTGAAAAAAGTGTTGGTGAATATTGCAGAAACGAGCAACAGCGCAGGCGTGGCATACGACCAAACCGCCGCCGCAACACAAAAAGCAACTGCTGCCACGGAAGAATACGCGCAAGCCTTAACCCAAGAGCAGCAAAAAGCCAAAGAGTTAGATAAGGCATTCAAGGACGCGCAATCCGCCGCGCAAGATTTGGGCGTGGACATGAAAGCGGCAACCAATGAAGTAGGCGCGGCAACCACTGGAGCGTTGGAGAACGTGCAAAAGCTGGCGGATAACTTTGATGTGCTGAAACAAAAAAGTGTGGACGCTGGGCGGTTAATCCGTGAAGCTCTTTCAGGCAGCCTGAAAAACGCAATCAATGAAAAAGATATTGCGGCGATTGTTGCGAAATATCAGGAATTGGGGCAGGCGGGTAAGTTGTCGATGCAGGACGTGGAAAGCGGTGTTTTGTCGGCAAAAATGCGTTTGCAGGAATTGCGCGAAGAAACCGATCCTACGGCACAAGCGTTTAAGAAATTGGGCGTGCAGACTAAGGAAGCAATGAAGTTGTCGGCGGAGGAAAGCAAACAGGCTTTTGAACGTGTGAAGCAAAGCGGACAGGCAACGGCGGACGAAGTGAAAAAGGCGTTTGAAAAAACAGCTGAAGCGATGTTGCGATCGGGCGATGCGGCACAACAAGCGTGGGTGAAAGCTCAGGCTTCTGCGTATAACTATAAGGTTAAAGTGGACGAAACAGGCAAAGCCGCGCTGGAATCTGCTCAACAAGTTAAACAGGCAGCCCAAACGCAGACGCAAGCGTTTAATAAAGCCAGCGAAGCGGCAGATGAAACGGCGCAAAGTACTGAAAGCATTGGTGCTGCTGCGCAAAGTAGCGGACAACAAATTTCTGAATTTGGTCAAAAAATTATTGAAACATACAGGAATATTCACCCGCTGGGCTATAGCTTTGCTGATGCACAGATGGGCGCTGCACTAATGGCAAATGGCGCATGGTCGCAATTCGTGGACTATATGTGGAACATGCACGATGAAGTAAACCGCGCGATTTCTCAGCTCAATCAATCCACGGAAAGCGGCATCGGCACAGCACAAGCGTTGGCAAAAGCCGAAGTTCTAGCTGCCAACAATGCCGACAAGCTGGATAAAACCACGCTGGATAACTTGAAAAACGCCATCGCTCAAGCTCGTCAAGAAATGCAAGCCTTAGCAGAAGATGCAGCTAACACTCTTCAAACCGCAGAAAAAGAACTGCTGAAACTGCAAGGCAAAACCGAGCAAGTGGAGGATATGGAACGAAAACAAAAAATTGCGGAATTGAGCAAAAAGCAAAAAGACGCAGAGCGCAAAGGCAACACCAAAGCGGCGCAGGATTATCAAGCCACGATTAACGTTACCGAGCAGACTTACCGTTTGAAAGCTCAGCAAAAAGCTGAAGCTAAAGCGAAGGAAGAGGCGGAGCGTGTTGAAGCAGAACGTCAAGCACAGCAAGAAGAAGCAGAACGCCAACAGCGCGAACAGGCGCAGGCGAAAACGGTTAAGCAGCCCGTGTCTATTTCGTTGCCTGAAGCGCCGTCTGTGGATTTGGGTAAGCTTGATTTGAGCGGGCTGACTAGTCAGCTTAATCGCCGTGATAAAGATGTAGTTAATCAAGCCGCGCAGCAAGTTATCAATAAATTGCAGCAGCAGTTGAAAGCGCGAACTTAACAGCCTGAAGTTTTTTTCAGGCTGCATTTTTTTGTAAATACAAATCCCTGAAACTGGAACTTTCAGGGGATTTGTTTTATTGGGCGCGGCGGCGGTGTTGGCGATTATGGGTTATTTTGCAGTGCAGATTATTCACGCAGCCTGAAATGAGTTTTCAGGCTGCATTTTTTCACAGAAAGGAAAAAATATGTCAGTTGAAACTGGAGCGGCTACGGCTCACGGTGTTTATGCGCTGAATGTTGGTTTGGTCGGGATTACGGGAACGTTTTTAGGCATGCCGATTGAGGCGATGATTTTAGGCGCGGCAGGTTGCGCAATCGCGTTGGGGCGTGGTGGCATTGTAACGCGTGGTAAGGCGGTCAGCACGATTATTGCAAGCATGATGTTTGCAGGCACAGCAAGCCCAGCAGTGGCGGCGTGGTTAATTAATCATGTGGATTTGGGTGCACCGCAAGAAGAAGTGCTGTATTTCAAGGCGCTTGTGCCGTTTGCGATTGGCGGCGGCTGGCAATGGGCGTTACCGCGCATTATTGCGAAAGCGGATGTTTTGTGGGCGAAATATGTTGGCAAAGGGGATAAATCATGATGATTTTGAACGGGATTTGTGGGGTGATTATTTTTGTGTTTTGCGCGTGCCGTTTGGGCGGTAAAGAGTGGCAGCATGCGAGCCTTGAATTTTGGTCGTATGTGTTTTTGTTGCCTTGTTCCGTAGGTATTGCTATGTCGGAAACGCCGCCAACGCTGGAAAGTTTGTCGTTTCGTGTGGGCGTGGCGGCTTATTTTGTCGCGCGGTCTTGGCGGATTGGGCGGTTGAAGTATGTGATGTTTGGGAAGTAGTAGCTGCTTGGGATTTTTCAGGCTGCATTTTTTTGAAAGGAATTGAAATGGCTGAAATGCTGAAAAAATCAGCGGCTGAAGTGGTTGCTGAAACAGTGAATGCTGATTTACATGTTGATGATGTAGGCTTTGATTTGATTGCACGGCTGGAAGGTAAACGTAATCACGCTTATTTGGATAGCGTGAAAATTCCCACAATCGGCATTGGTTTCACACGCTATACTTTGGGTGAACGTGCTGGGCAAGCGGTGAAAATGGGGGATTTTTTGAGTGATGATGAAATCCGTTCGGAATTTGCTAATCAAGTTTTGACGTATGAAAATGGTGTCAAAAACGCCGTGAAAGTAGTACTAACACAATCGCAATTA